TGCGCCGGAGGGTGGTACTTCTAGTGATGGTGGTGCACCATGGACTCCTTTAGGATCAGATGGAACAGTAAATACTGGAGGCGGCGGAGGCGGAGGTAACTCAGGCATCTCCGGCGGCGATGGTGGTAGTGGTGTTGTAATTATAGCGTATCTTAATAAGTTTGCCGATCTTTCTTCAGTTGATTCTGGGCTTACTGTTAATGGATCAACTGGAAATACAACTCCCAATACAAGTAGATCAGGATACAAAGTCTATATCTTTACAGCGGGTACTGGGAATATTCAATTTTAGAATAATGTATAAAGTAATTGAGAACTTTGCCCCCGGTGTACATGAAAATATTGTTGGGATTATGTCTGGTCCTGAGTTTGCTTGGTACTATCAGGGGTTTATTGCTAAGGCACATGAAGAAACGGAAGATGAATTTTATTTTACTCATACATTTTATTCAGGTGACACCAACTCTATAAATTCCGAATACTTTGATAGTGTAATATCGCCTATATGTTTTCTTGCGCTTGGTACAGATATACCAATGATTAGAGCGAAAGCTAATCTTTTTACTAAAACTCACACACAAATGAAACATAGTTTTCATACAGACTATCAATTTGATAAACATACCACTTTGGTTTATTCAGTAAATACGAACAATGGTTATACAGAATTCCAAGACGGTACAATAATACCTTCAATAGCAAATCAGTTACTTATATTTGATGGCAATATGGAACATAGAAGTGTAAGTCAAACAGATATTAAAAATAGAATGAACTTAAATATAAACCTAAAAATAGACCCAGCTAAATTAATAGAGGAAATAAAATGAGTTACGCAAAAGTAGAAAATAATACAATAGCTAAATACCCTTATAGCTTTATTGATTTAAAGAAGGATAATCCGAATGTATCC